AGTAGCTAAAAAACTACCTCCACCAAAATATCCACTAGGAAAAGTTGATGAAATTAATCCTGTTGTAATAGCGGGTTGATTATTTTCTGCGTCAATTTCTAGATAAGGTTTTACACTTACATCTACTTGGGCTTTTACGCTTTTTGCCATAATATTTCCTTACTTAACAGAATAAGAAGTAGATTGAACCATATACCTTTTATTCTTATTACTTTCATTGTCAGATATTTTTTTATAAAAACTTCTCATATAATATTCTTTTCTTTCTATGTCTCCATCTCTTTCTGCAAACATAGCTCTTATATAATCAACTATAGCTAAAGACAGAACTCTATTTAAATTTAGATGAGTTAATTCTGTAGGTGAAGTTACTTCTGTTAAAGAAGAATATGCAGTACTTTCAGGGTCTTGTTGTACAAAAGGCTTTTCTAAAGCAGTATACTCTATTCTTATACCATTAGTTATAGTTTCATCAGGATATTGAATACCTGAAGTACTACCTGTATCAGGAGCAATTATTTTATGGTCATAATAATCATGAACAGTACCACTAACGCTAGTAGTAACTCGATATATTTCTATAACTTTACCTTGATGTAAAAATGCAAATGTTTTATTTGTTTGATAACTCATTATGGATTTGTATCCTCTACTACATTAGGTCTAGATGTTATTCTTCTTATTTTTTTATATTTATTGTCATCTGTGGTGTCTAAAATGCTTACATTTAAAAGTGAAATCATATCTGTAGGCAAATAATAATCTCTTGTATTCTTAGTTAATGTTTGCTTTGAAACTTTAGTAACAACATCAGTAGTAGATTGTATATGAGTAATTGCATCTTTAATAAATCCAATTGTTAAATTGGTATCTCTTACATTAGCTCTTTCCATTAATTCTAATATTGTCATGAAGTAGCTCCTTGCTCTTTTCTTTGACTAGATTGTTGTGCTTCAGGAGCAGTTATAGCACCTGTAATTGAACTAAGTTCATTTATTGCTCTTTGATAATACATACCACTAGTTTGAATTGATTGTTGACTTTTTTGAGTATAAATACTAGCTGCTTGTATATTTATATTTTGTTGCTGAATTTGTTTTTCTAATACTTTGCTTTCTTTGCTTAACTCTGATTGATATATTTGCAATTCAGAATTAACAACTTGAACAGCTTTACTTAGATTAGCTTGATATTTTGCCAATTGAGTTTCAAGTCTTGTTTTCTCTTTATTTAATTCAGCATTATATACCCCTACATCTACACCAAGCCTTGCACTTTCTTTAGCAACTTCTGCTTGATATTTAGATATATCACTTTGAAAAATTTGTATTTTTTTAGCAACTTCTTTTTCATATTTAGAAAGTTGAGAAGACATCCTAGTTGCTTCTTTTTGAACTTTAGAAGAATAGTTGTTTAAATCTCCTGAATATTTATTTAATCTTTGATTTATTTTAGAAGTAAAATCATCTAATTTAGCTTTTTCTTTTTGTATTGAGCTTTGAGCTCTTCCTATTTCAGCATTAGCTACATTTACAGTAGAAGCTGCCATTTCAGAATCTTCATCGTTTAACCATGCTTGAGCATTATTTGTAGTTACATTTCCATCTATTAGTTGTTGAGCTTTTGTAAGAGCATCATCAATAAAAGGTAAATCTAAATGATTAGTTAATTCAGAAGGAGAGCTTATATCAGTAGGAGATGAAAAATCTGATGGTAATGTTGTTCCAATTATTTCAATAGTTGGCAAAGGAATAGTTAAATTAAAAGTGCTTGGCAAACTAGAAGTAACATTAATATCAGATGGAAGTGAGTCTGAAAAATTAAAAACTGGTAAATTTGTAGTTATTGTAAAAGATAAAGTAGCAGAAGCAGCTTCATCTATTTGTGCTTTACATAAATCTCTATATACTGATGCTAGTCTGAAGTGGTCTAGAGAAGCAGCATAAAATAATACAATATTTTCATATTCTGCAAGAATCCAACTATCGCTATTTTCATCAATTATTGGAGGAGCTGAATAAACAATTACTCCTTTATCTCCTTGAGATGAAGAAACGCTTGTACTAGAGCCTCCTAGAGGAGTATATGTTTTTGAACTATCTGTTGCATTATAATCAGGGTCAGGTTTAATGTATATTTTTCCTGAAAGTTTGTAAAACTTTGGAAACATTTCAGTTGCCTTTAACAAACTTGTAGCTTCGTCAAATATGTGAATATTATTATCAGGAGCTTCAGAGCATATTCTTTTTTTACCATTATCTAATCTATAGACTGCTAAAACTTTATCATAAGCAATAGTTGAACCTGCTCCAAGATTAGAATTATCAGTACTACTTTCATTCCAACCGTAAATTTCACTTTCAGAAGCAATAGTCCATAAAAACTTTTCAGGCAAAGATGATAGCAAAAACTTTGAACCTGCATTTATATAAGGAACTAAATATCTAGACTTGCTATCGTTACCTGTAATATTATTTACTTTTTCCCAAATTTTCATTTAAATCTTTCATAATCGTAAGGGAGGAAATTAATCCCCCCTTACATAGATTATTTGTGTTATGCAGTTATTATTTCAACTACGTCAGAACTAAGAGCTGCGCCGTTTTCAACGTACCATACTTCTATGTCACATTTACCTGCGGTTGCAGCTGCAGTAGCTACAATACTATCAAAAGTATCATCAGCTGCTAAAACATAAGCACCTTTGTCTGATGGGGATAAAACCACACCAACAGTTACGCTTCCTTTAGCAGTTGCTGCTATTAATTGAGATGTACCTGTGAAGCCAAGCGAAATTGTCCCACTACCACCTGAAGTCATAGCTTCAGTTACAGTAGCAGAAATGGCAAGAATGACATCTCCTTTACTGAATGTGTGTATTGCGTCAGTTCCTACAGCTTGAGCACCAAAGTCAAGTCTCATTTTCTTTACTTTAACACGAGAAACATCCGATACTAGACCGTCTGCTTTATTTTGTCCGTACATTGGATTAGCCATTATTCATTACTCCTTTAAGTAGTCCAGATAGCATGAGCTTCAGGCATATGTATCTCAAGACCAGCTTCTGTTTGGATTAAGTCGACTCTACGGTCAACGCCACTATTTTCAAGAGTTTGAACTCCAACGTATACTGAAGTATCACGATTTTGTCCATTACCTACTAGAGGTCGGTAAGCACAATATCTCATATTGACACCAAGTAAACCAATGTTAGTTCCATCAAGGTGAATATTACGAGCAACATTCATATCTCCATAAGGAGTAGAAATCACAGTAATATCAACACCAAATGCTTTCTTTTTGCCAACCATTGACATATCTGCACGCATTAGTGAATTTCCACCACCAGAAGTGGTTTTAGTTGCACCATCAACGTAAGGTTGAACTTGACCAACATTATTAGCAAAGTAACCACTTAGCTTATGTAACCAGTTGTAAACAGCTGTGCTACAAAAGAATACAGTTGCATTTGCATTGTTATAACGAGGGTCTAAAAAAGCACTCATGTCATCAAGAAAATCATCTTGAGCTTTAGTTACAGTATTCAAACTAAATTGATTACCAAAACCACTGATGTAATTAACAACACCATCAGTATACCAAGCATCGCCTGCTGTACTTGCTGTGCCATTAAACAATAAAGATTGCTCAATATCGTATTTATGCTCAATTAACTTTTCTTTCCAAACTCTTGCCCATTCACTTGAATCATACTTAAGAACAGTTGCTCTTGCAGTATTATCCATAGCACAAGCAGTCTTCCAAATCTGAGTATTTCCGAAACCAGTTTTGAAAGGTTGGTCTTTCCATGTTTCAGGATAGCCACTACCTTGTGAGTGAGCAGTACCAATAACGTAAGAACGTTTTACTGCTAGGGCTTCTTGAGATTGATTACCAATACCTGAATCTTCACTATGCTTATAAGTAATGTGAAGAGGTGATGGTGTTCTGACTACTGCACCAGTTAATGTTACCATATTAGAAACAGCTGCATCTTCTACCGCATCTACTCTGAAAACATAGTAATCAGTAGTAGCTTCAGCACCAATTGCACTTGCACCTGTTGGTATTTTAACTAATTGACCAGGTACAAAAAAACTAGGTTTTGTTCCTGCTGAGCCAATTGTTATAGCAGTATTACCATACACAGAACCTTCGTTCCCTGCATTTTTATAATCGCCTGCCATTGTTACTTTTGTGGTAGAACCTGTCATCGCTCCATCTTGAGCGGGGGCACTACCATCAGCACTTCCTCCGTAGGTATAAGCATAACGCTTATGGAAGGAAGGTCTTCTCTCAGTAAATTTAAACTGAGGGTCGTCACATGGTTTCTTAGAAAGTTTAGAAACTAAACGGAAGAAAGGGTCTTGAGCTATAGCAAGTTCAGAAACCCTACTTCCGAAGTTATATTTCCGTCTAAGGTCACCAGTCGAGAGACTACTATTATCATCAGCGACTCCTAAGCCGCTTAGATTAAATAAATCAGCCATTTGACTTATCTCCTATTCTATTAGGGTTAATGCAGATGGCTAATAGTCTAATTCATTTAGCTATTAACCAAATGCGTTTTCTAGTTCCTTGTCAATCCCCATAATAGCGTCAAAAATTTGTCCTTCTTCTGAAGTTTCTACTTTTGTAGACCCTTTAGTTGCAAGTGATTTTGGTCGCTGTTGGGTTTCTTTTATTTTATTAACAGCACTTTCACTAGCAGTTCTAGCAATATTATCTTCTCTTTGACCTCTGTTTTTTAAGTAATAGATGTCATCCAATGTTAGTTTTTGATTATCAGCAAAAGTTTTAAACTCATTCCATTGTGAATCATTCATTTCATGTTTAGTACGAAAATCACTAACCTGTTTATCAACATTATACTGTTGTTTTTGTTTAGCTAATTCGTTATTCAACTTCTTTTGAACAACACCATCAATAGTAGCATTAAGAACTTTTCCTGAATCACTATTTGGATTCGCTACTGCTTCATCAGGGTCGAAGACAAAATCTTCACCGAGGTTCATTTTTTCTACCATACTTTGCGGGGTTTGACCACCACCCTCAAAATAGCCTTTCACATGAGAAACTAAATTGGGGTCTTTACGCATTTCATCAAGTATAGGTAAGTATGGTTCAAGTTCAGAGAGTTGTTGGTTAAGACGTTTCCCTTCTGCACTAGAATCTGCATACCTTTTTTTAAGAGTCTCGATGTCCTCTTGCTGAGCTTCTTCTGCACTTTCTTCTTCAACTACTTGCGTGTTATCACTTTGGTTTTCTGAGGCTTCTGAAGTTTCATTTTTAATTTTATCGTCAACTATACCACCATTGACTTCTTGCTCTAGTGAGCCAAAAAAATCATCAGTAGAATCATCTGAAAAGAAACTTTCGGGGGTAGAATTTTGTTCTACGTTGCCTACTTCTTCTTTGTCCATATATTACATAGCCTTTATTTTAATTAATAATTTATGATTTTTCTTTGCTTTTTTGCAAATTGTTTTTTCTGTCATCATCAAGCACTTTTCTGTAGTATTTTTGTTGTGCTTTTGTTTCTAAAACATCTTTTTTGACTTCCATTGAGCCAACATTAATTTTATCTTTAATACCTGCTTGTACTAATTGACGTTCAAGCGTTTCAATAGTTCCATCTCTATCTTTCATAGCTTCTGTCATTTTTTCTAATTGTTTTTGTAATTGAGAGTATAAAGATTTTCTTTCTATAATATTTTCTTTATTTCTAACATCTGTTTCAGATAACATAGCTATATCATCAATTAATCCTGCTTGATACCATTTAAAATATTCTTCAATTAATGCCCATCTATTTACAGGCATTGAAGCACCTGCAACTATTCTAATATCAAATCTTGCTGATGCGTAATCAGACCATTTATCTATTTCTTCTCCATAATCATTATATATAGGAATATTAATTCTTGTTTCTTTTTCAACATAATCACCACCAGCGTTAGGCTGGACTATTCTAAAAACTTTATCTACATTATAATGACTCTGCGCAACCTCTTTAAAAACAATTCCTGTATGTTCTAAAGAAGGCTCTAATATAGAATTCATCCATGCTTTAATTCTTCTAGTTCCAAATTCATCATTAGCAAGAAGACCTCTATACGTTTCAGGTTGTTGTGATGTAAATCCCATCATTGAACTTGGAATACCTGCAATATACTCCATGTCAGTTTTACCTTCTTGAGTAATTGTATAAAATGCATTATTTATAGCAGCAGGCAATACAGGAGTTGGTGGAGTAAATCCTTGTCTATATTTTAACAAAGCTCCAGGAGCAGAAGAGTATTGTTCCCATTCTTCTTCAGGAACAGAGCCTTCTTCATATACCCATCTAAGATTAGAAGCTAAATTTGCATTATGAATCATTACTTGATGAGCTTTATTAATTTCTTGTTGCTTACCTATCATAGGTGCAATAGCAGACATTGGAAAAGGTGTATTTGTATATAAATAAGGTACTGGAATTATAGGATATTCACGATAAGGTAAAGTATATTCATATAAAGTTACATCAGAACCTAAAGAGCAAGTTAATCTTATTCTAGTTTCAAAATAGTCACTTGCACTTACAATCGAATCTACAACATCTTTATTTTCTATTAATAACTCATATTCTTCTTTACTTACAACTTTTTCTTCAACTTTATTTAGTCTTTCTTGTGTAGCATATTGTATTTCAGCTCTTTTTTGCTGAATACCATCTTTTAAATTTTGTTGTGCTTTTTCAATTTCAAGTTTTGCTCTATCTTCTATAATTTCACCTGAATTTAAAGCACCTTCAATTTGCATAATTTTTTCTTTAGTAGAAACAGCAAGTTCTTTTTCAAAATCTTTTAATTTCCTATCAGCTACTAATTTTACATTTTTAATATCTTCTTTAGTAGGATAAACTTTTATTCTAAGATTTACATAGGGTACACGAACTTTTTCATAGCATTCAAAATAAGAAATAATATCATCTTTTTCTCCGTCAGGAGCAACGCTATTAATAATATCTTCAGGAATAATTGCATCAGACTCATTTCTATCAGCTTGAGAATACGCTTCTACACTTCCTTGCTCACTAGCTTTATTGACTTTTCTAAGATGTTCAGGAAACATTGTTTTAAGTTGTTCCCTAGCTAAAGTTTTTCTAATAATTACAAAAGAAGCATCTCGTAATAAAAAATCACGACTCATTGGGTCAGGATAAACATCATAAGGGTCTATCTTGCTAAACATTACATCGCCTTTTCCATTATCAGAATCAGCATCTATATCTACAAAGAAATAACCCATACCTTTAGTTAATGAATCTAATATTACATTACCATATACAGCTTTTCCATTTGAAAGCGACCAACAATATTCAGATATATCACTATGCACTTGAGCAATATTAGTATCTGTTCCTTCAACAGCAACTGCTTTCCATTTAGGATTATTAGCAGTTACAAAATATTTCATAGTTTCTACAATAGGAGTAATCCTATTTACTTGAAAAGATGGCATACCTGATTCTTTTAATGTATCAAGTTCTTCTTTTGTTAATTGCTCATTTAAATAAAAATCATAACCTTTTTGACTATCTGCCTGCCATTTAATTCTTTCTTCTGAATTAGCAGACCTCCACATTTGATAAATTCGGTCAGCTTTGTTTTTTCTAGCCATTAAGCCATTTCCCTTTTAGCTTTACTTTCTTTGCGTTCATTTTTAGTGTTTTTCCAACCACGCTCCATTTCAGCATAGTTTTTATCACTTACAGTGCTATTTGCTTTACTACGACTTTTACCTGCTTTTTGTCTTTTTCTAATATTTTCTACTAAACTCATTTTTTCTTTTTCTTTTTACTTTTTTTCTTCTTTTTTGATGGTCTACCTCTTTTAGAACCGTAAGTTCCTTTTCCACTTGGCATAATTAACTCCTTGTTTTTATGATATTATCCAACTTTTAGCTTTCTTTTTTGGGATGTACCACTCTCTAGTTTTCTTTTCCTTTTTCATATTAGGAGGAAAAGCGTGCAATAATGCATAAAATAATGTTTCAATAGTGTCATCATGAGCCATTCGTGGTCCAAATGTAACAATTTCGTGTTCTAAATCAAACATATTTTCCCGTAAATGTATAGTTCCTGTACTAAAACGACCAGAAAGACCCGAATATATCTTATTTCTTTTCTCTCTACCTCCAGGTTTTTCAGAAATAACGCTAATTTCGTATTTATTTTCTATTCTACGTCTTTCATTTAACGATTGAAATACTGACCTATTCATAGCTACATCTTCTACAGTTGAAGATACACAATGATATTTTTGATGTAATTCCATTATCCAATCAACAACACCTTTTTTACCTACTATACTATCATTAGAATCTCTACCTGCTACAGTTGGTATTGACCTATGACGTTCATACTCTAATACATATACTTCATTTTCAGGAGTAACGGCAACTGCCATTATAACTGAGAAATCAGAAGTTTTAGTATTAATATCCGTTGCAGGGTCACAACCAATAAAGGTATTAACTGGTATTTTTTCTCCTTCAATATATATAAAGTTGAATCCTTCTTCATGTGCGTAATGACCTTTCCAATATTTTATATATTGCCTTCCCCATACAGCCTCGTCTTCGTTTTGTACTTCTAATTCATATTCTTGATAATATCCATGAGACCTACCTGCTTCTTCGTACTCTTTTTTCATTATATCTAATCTTTTTCTAGGGAAATACGAATTCCAAAGCACACCACCTGTCATTTCAGGCTGAGTAGATTTATAACTAATTACATTCCATGTATATTCATCTTTATTATCAGCTTTTTCATAACCATCTAATATATTTTGACATAAGCTATCAAAATGAACAGGTGTTCCTGCAAATATTAATCTACCTGAATGTAAATCGAGAGCAGGTTTTACACCATTATATACAATGTTCTTAATTTTTTCTCTTGCATCTTGAGTAACAGTATTAGTTTCACTTTCTGTATCATCGAGTGCTACTATATCATAACGCTTACCTAAGTAGTTTTCACCTCTTACACTAGATAAGTTAGAACGGCTTATTAACTTAGCTCCGGTGCTAGTTACTATGTCTGTTTCTGTCCATTTTTCACCTACTACATTTCCAAAATAATATTTAATCATATCATTTGAAGCAAAGTGTTGTTTAATATATTGAAGATTTAATATAGACTTTCTATGATTATCAGACACCCAAGCCATAAACATTAATTCATCTTTATCTTTAAATAAGATTTTATTCATTAAAAATGTTTTAAATAGCTGAGTTTTTCCACTACCTCTTGGCAAAATTAATGCTAAAGATTTAGTAGTAGGCTCTAATAATGCATCGCCTATCTCATAATGAAATGGAGGGGATTCTGATTTCCCAAAATCTCCAGGTAAGAATAGTTTACCAAAAGCAATAAGGTCAGTTCTTGCTAACTCTAATACTTTTTCGGCTTCATTAACATTCTTACTGTTAATATTAGCCATTATTTTTTATTGCGTTTCCAAGTCAAGTATTCAGCACCTTCATTTGGTTCAAACACAGTAGTTACCAATCGAGGGTCGTTATCTGCATACTGAGGGTCTATAATAGTGACAGGACATTTAAATACATTTTGGTCAGGCAATCCTTTTTCTTCTGCGTATCTATCCATCTCTTTATAAGACGCAATTCTTAATGCATGAGATATTAATCCACTTGAAGGGTCTTTTAATACTTGGTATCCACTAACATGAGTATGACCTGCTGTAAGTATGTGGTCACGCCAACCCATTTGAATAGCTTTTACTAATCCATGAGCTGTGTTCCACATTGAATGACCTGCAAACGTATGTCTAGCATTTACCCTAACTTGTTTTTTATTAGGGAATATTAAATTCATTCTTACACCATTATTATTAAAGATTCCATTACTTTGACTACACATCCACTCAAGAGGGTCGCCTGCTCCACTCCAAGCATCGTGATTTCCACCAACTAAATACAACCAATCAACTTTTGTAATAAAATGTTCAGTTAATCTCCAAGATTCTTTTGCTGATGTAGATTGTTCTCCATAAAGACGAGCTAAACGACCAATCCAATTGTTTTGATTGTCTCCAATATTGCCACCAAACAAACCTTCAGTATTTTGTACTAAATTTGCATGAGCTAAAAGTTCAGCAATATTTGTACCATCATCATCTATATGAGGGTCACCAAAGTGAGCTATTCCTACTGGTCCATCTATATTAATCTTTACATTGATTAGATTCTCTGCGTTTTTAGCTTTACTTTTTAATGCATACTTTTTTATTCTATTTTCAATCAAATCACCTATTGGTTCATTACCTGTAGGTGTGTCTTCAACACTAAAATCTTCTACAATCTTTTCTTTTTTAACAATTGCTTTCCATTTCCTAATTGTTCTTGGATGAACACCCATAACGTCAGCAGCATATCTAGTTGTATACTCTTCAGCTAGTTCTGCTCCTTTTTTATAGTCTGTCATTGTAAATCTATGATTGGTTTCTCTCATAGCCATTATTTTTCTCCTTCAGTTAATTCTTTTCTCTCAGCTTTTTCTAACTGTTTTGGAGAAAAGCCTTGAAACAAACCAACAACTCCAACATCTTTTCTAGTTTGAGGAGTGCTTGTTCCAATTATTTTTCCTAGTTCTTTTAGTGACTGCAAAACAACATTATCATCTTCACCTGTGTCAGCTAACATCTTAAGTCTTCTTAGTACATATTCGTGGTCAATGCCTATTCCTTTTGCAATATCTACTACACCTTTTTCTATTTCACTCATAATTCTTTCCTGTTTTAATAACAATACAGCTTTCTTTTTAGCTTTATTATGGTCTTCTTCTTTATATACATTTTTAACTGCTGATATTGCATCTTTACCTACTATAACTTCAGTAGTAAATAGTTTTTCTTTTTTTGTAATATTTTTACGTTTTTTAAAATTTTCATTTGCTTGTTTTAAATTTTTAGAAAAAGTATACCTATTAGGATGTAAATCAAAGTTAGTATCCATTTTAGATTTTTCATTTATTAAAAAAGTGCCTACAACAGTTCGGACATAACCTTTGTTAAGTTTAAAGTTTTTTCTATCGTTTGGATGTGATATACCACTTCTTTTTAATATTTGTACTACGCCACCATCATCTGATTTAACCCAATCGCCTTGTTGAGGGTTTTCTTTCCAATATTTTAAGTCTATATCGCCTTTTTCTTTCTTAAACTCCTCAACTGTATCATATACAAAGTGTTTTATTCCTTTTATAGCTCTATAATCCATCCGATTCGCTCTTCAACTTCTCGTTTTCAGTATAAAGAGTGTCTATTAGTTGGAGTACTTTTCTTGGGATTACATACGCTGACCCATCAATATCTATAAAACCAATATCATCGTTATCAGAAGATAACACTTGCAAAGCCTCCAATTGCTCTTCATATGTCTTATTATTAAGATTCTTTATTAGTTCAGCCATGAATGAATGTACAGATGCCCATGTTATATTTCAAAATAAAAAAATTATAAATTTTTGGGATGCCATGTGGCTATTTTGTTTAGTGACGCTTGGAGATTTTCAAAAGTAATTTTATCAGAATGAAAAGCTTCCATGACTTTATCTTTTTTTTCCATCGGAAGACCATCCATTTCCATTTCCAATAGTACTTTGACAAATGCTTTTTCATTTTCTGTCATTTTCTTCCTGCCTACTCCGTACTACAGTATACTAGTATTATATTAGTATTTTCTAGTACTTCATCTTTTCCCACCACCACGCCCTCGAAAGTAAGATTTTGTCAAGATACAAATCAAGAAAAAAAGTGAAAAAATAAAATTTCCGAAAAAATAGGAGGCAAATGCAGTGTATAGATGTTCACACGGGGGTACACCTTGCATATGGCTTTTCCATTTGCTGATTTTCGTTGGAAATCATTTCACATTCATTTAGACAAAAGGAACATTACAAATGACTGAGAAAACATACAGTGGTAGAGTATCATCCAAAGGCACGGGTGCATTCTTTTCCCCAAATCAAACCTTCAATGGTATTAGTGCCTTACCTACTCCTTTGACTGAGGCGCTTCAGCCTTTATTCATTGGCACAGCAGACCCTCACGGATTTGTCAAATCATATCCGAAGATGATGGTCAAGCTCAATGCTGATGGCACAGTTGGCAACATCGAGACAGATGTCAAGTTTGTCACACCAACAGGTGAGATTGTCAACGCAAGTGACATTCAGTTTCTTGCTCCAACTCCGAAACCTGAACAATCAGTTGATTCAGAGACAGAGCAGGACACCGAGTTAGTCTGATTTTCCCTTTCCTTAGATTAGGCTCTTTCATTCCATAGTGTTTGTTAGAGCCTTTTCTATTTTCACCAAAAACAGGTGCTTCGCACAATTTTATTTCATTTTTCCACATAATAAACCTCGGAGGATTACCACTATGAGTTTACATTTTGATGTTTACGCTAAAGTATGGGTAGTTTTATTGCAAGGTACTCAACACCTTCTTTACTACTCTGCTTCCCGTGCACAATGTATAGATTATATGCATAACATGGGCTAATAACATTCAAGCCAAGACTTTAAACTATCTTACTCTGTCCGAAAGTAAGTAAGGCTTGTATATTTTCAAGAGCATACACAGTTCACTACCACTGCGAAGTAAGTAGTATCGTATTTAAACGATGTCTTATCAAGTATCGTGCTGTCACATATTTGCAACCCAAATAGTAGACGTAGCAACTTGGCGATTGTATGCTCAAAAGCTTAATATAACAGGAGTAATAATAATGAGTAATAATATAGAATATCTCATGAAAGCGTGTTTCGGTAGTCTATTTGGCATTACAATATATTTGTCAATAGCTGTCGTAATGCAAATAATAGGTATTGTAGATTTCAATGATGGACTACAAACTGTTACAATATCTAATTGGTTGTTCGTTGGATTAGTAGGATTGTGTTTCACACTACTAATATTTTCATTCTATTTCTTGTACAAATGGTATAAGAATATTTAAAGATTGCCACAGTATTAATATTTTATTTTGATTCCAACGAATCAATTCACAATGTGGTAATCGTGAAAAAGGGTAACTCGTTCTATCAGTTAAATTCATAATAACAATAGAGAATCTCTCCTTTAGTGGTTTGAGTTACCCTAAAATTTAATAAAACATAGTGGAATGACGATAAGAGTTCTCGAGACTCGAATCTGATTTCATAATGTGAAACCTGTATATTGTTCACCTTGCAAAGGGTCATACAGGTATATCAAAGTCTCGATGGAGATTATATTCGCACCGAATGGGCAATATAGCTGCGTAACTGCTGCGTTGATAGTAATGTTTGAAAAAGAAAAGAGAATGAGAATCTCTTTGCACGGTATTAACTATTTCTATGATATATGTGGAGTTGATGAAATAGATTACACATTGGCGTTGTGCCTCTAAGGATGTAGTAAAACCCTAAAGGTTAGCTATAAGATAGTCTTCGACAGAAGAATTGTAATATATCGTGAGAGCGAAAGCTCCTAAATCCACCAAATATTAGCAGGTATTCTCAAATCCTGTCACACACTATAACTTTAATTGCAGGGTAGAGCAGAGGTCATCAGGCTCATAACCTGAAGGTCGGTGGTTCGAATCCACCCCCTGCGACAAATTTAATTAGGGTTTAGACATAAACGTTTAATAGTTATTTAGATTAATGATATAATAAACAGTTTGAACCCTATAACTTTAATAAATAAGGAGTAATTATGATTGCCATAATTGATAACGAAACGAAAGATAATAATTATAAAGAACCTGCTATAATATGTGACTTAGATGGAACACTAGCATTAAAGCACAGTGGTAGGACTTGGTATGATGCAAGTACTTGCGATGCTGATATACCTAATGAACCTGTAAGATTTTTAGTTGATATGATGTTTTCATCTCATCATATAATATTTTGTTCAGGTCGTGAAGATAAATATAGAGAACCTACAATGGCATTTATAAATAAATGTTTTGATGGTAAACTAGAAGACCATGACTACACTTTACTTATGAGAGAAACTGATGATTATCGTAAAGATTCAATAGTAAAGCACGAACTGTATTTAAATCATATTGAACATAGGTGGGATATACTATATGTTTTGGATGACAGACAACAAGTTGTTGATATGTGGCGTAATGCTCTAGGTTTGCTAACACTTCAAGTAGCAGAAGGGAATTTTTAATGAAACTATCAACTAAAGACGATTTAGTTCAAATGTATATTAATAAAACTGAGACAATATTAGATGACTATAAAGTCACAAGCCATTTAAGGCATGAACTACATTTATTATCTCAAATATTAGGATACAGAAGAACTGAAGGTATTTTAAGATGTCAGGACTGTGAAGAGGTATTTATAGCAGATGTACCTGCACCACATATCGAAACAGACTAAAGAGTCTATTCAATAATAAATAAAATTTGATTAGGTGGCATAAGTTAATCTACTTACTAAAACTTGTAAACATTTACAGATGGTGATGGGCGAAAACGTCCACTTTATTACAAGGGATAAGTAGAGACTGTCTTAAATGGCATAGTACTTTCAGAGAAATGCTATGTATAATGTTCTGTAATAAGCATTAACAGCCTAATCAATAATCTTTCATTAAGAGCAAAAGTGCCAATTAATAAAAACATAGTACTGATTAGTACGGTGTTTGATTTGATACCTTAAAATGATAGGTGGAGGCTACCCTGCTCTTATTAATATTTTAAACTAATAGGAGTATTTATGAGTGATTTTTATAGCATTCAACAAGATGCTTACCCAAGTGTATCAGAAGTAGATGAAATGTGTGCTCAACCTAAAAAGTGTGAACATAAACATACTGAGCAGGCTGAATATTACTATGGTACATTAGAAACTGATTTCTATTATTATTGGATATGCTCCGATTGTGGAGAAGAAGTGCAGAGTGAACCTGATGAAGCGTAAAGCATATGAAAGAAATAGGAGATTATCTCCAGGATTTACACAAAAACCGTTAAAGAAAATGAGGAAAAATATGTCAGTTCAAATAACTAAAGAAAACTTTTTAAAATATAAAGAAATTCAAATGAGTGGTAGATACAATATGTTTATGGATGCAAGAAATGTTATGAACGAGATAGGTTTGAATAAACAACAGTATTTTAAAATCTTACAAGAATATCAAAAACTTGATGAAGCTTGGGGTAATGATGAAGCAGATGAAAAATAGACAAGATGATACTGTCATTGAACGAATGAACAATATATCATTAGCAGAGATAAAAAGTAAATATCCTGATAAGTTAGTTGATGCATATGTTCAAGGTGGCAGATTAGTTATTGTTTTAGACAAATGTCGATTAAAATTTGATGAAAGAGTAAACCAAAAGCATGAAGATGTTTATGGTGCTATTCATCGCAAATAAAACGACGGGGCTTGGTATCTTATTTATAAGAATCGTGAATAAACACCTGAAGTACTCGAGTACAGCCAAGCCCTATCCTTTTAAACTTAAGGAGAAATATTATGGGATTTGATTTATGTGGATTAGAGCCTAAAGTAAACAGAGAACATTCACAAGAATACAAAGATATAATGAAAGTGTATGGTAAAGATGGTTGGCTTGATTGGTCTAAAGATATACCTGAAGAAACTAAAAACAGATACTTTGAACTAAAAGATGAGTATCAAGAAGAAAATCCAGGTGATTATTTTCGTAATAATGTATGGTATTGGAGACCTTTGTGGAGTTTTGTTTGTGATAATTGTTCTGATTTCTTAACACAAAAAGATATGGAAAAAGGTCATTATAATGATAATAGGAAAATATCTAAAACTAAAGCTGTTAAAATAGCTAAAAGACTTTCTAAGTTAATAGCAGATGGAACTGTTAATGAATTGCATAGAGTTCATGCTTTAATGAGAGCTAAAGCTAAAGCACATAATGATGAAGTTAGAAAAGAAATGGATAGAATAACTAAAGAATGTCAAGACAAACATGGTAAAGATTTAGTTCCTGCTAATTTTCCTAAACCATATAAATCTCAATGGGAAAAAGCATATGCTAAAGAAAATTGGGAAGCTTCATATCCATTTGATGAAGATAATATAAAAGACTTTGCAATATTCTGCCGACAAAGTGGTGGATTTACAATAGGTTAGGAATTTAAATGAGAAATAGAGTAAGAAAATTATTAGGTGAAAATGTTAAATATCAGAAGTCTGATTTGTCTTTAATGGCTAGGCTGTGGTGGGATGACCTTAAAGCAATACATTATGATGGTGATTTAGAAGATGTATCTGCTATAAACTTATTAAACTATTTAGTCGATGGACATCTTACAAATTGGGAATCTGCTACAAGAATAAGACGTAAACTACAAGCTAAACATAAAGAGCTTAGAGACGAAGATACTTATAAAGGTAGAAAAGAAGAAGAAACTAAATGGAGAGATAGGTTCTCTCCTTCTTCAATGATATATGAAAGTGATTTAAAAGATATAACTTGACTCTAAGTTCTGATATTGTTAAATTTAGAGGCTTATTTCGTGGAGGAAATATGAAAAAATTGAATATAGTTGAGACTATATATGGCGATTGGTTGCATAATAAAAATACTGAAAATCGTAAAAAATACGAAAAACATAAAGGTATGTTTAGTGCATCATCAGCAGGTACTTGTTTTAGGAAACAGTATTTAAAAACTAAAGGAATTACTGAGCCACCATTAGAAGACAGAGTAATGAGATTGCTAAGATTGGGTACAATTGTACACGAAGATATACAGCAAAGCTTAATAGATTACTTTAAGTTAAATAAAGATAAGTTGGATAAACAACTTCTTATAGAGCATAAAATACAATTACCTGAGTTAAATGTTGTAGGACATTTAGATATTGCATTAAAAGATAATGATTCAGTTCATGTTTATGATATAAAGACATCAGCATCTTATAAGTGGAGAATGAAGTTTGGTAGAACTCGTGAAAAAAATGGTAGTGTAAATTATAATCTACAAATTGGTACTTATGCATTTGGTCTTGGTGAAGAATTACAAACTGCTGATGTTAAAATGTCTTTACTGTGGTATAATAAAGACAACAGTATGTTTAGAGAAGAAATTGTCTATTCAGAATGGATAAATAATGCTATAGAATATTGGGAAGAATTAAACGAAACATTAGAAGATGTAGAATCTGAAAATGGGTCAGAGTTAGTTCCAGGAAGCTATGGTGTTCCTATGATGAATTGGGAATGCAGATATTGTGGATTTAAAGATATACACTGTCAAGGTGTATAATGGAAGAAGATAAATTTGTATTTCATCTTTCTGATGATAAAACAGTAAACAATCTTATGGTGAAGTTTTCAAACAGAGCTATAACTTCTAATAAAAAGCATGGTGACAAAATACATGAAGTTGAAAAATCAACTAAACAATGGGTCATAGAAGCTTTAGAAGAAGCTATGGATATGTGTGTATACTTACAAAGATTATTAGAAAAATTAGAAAAAAAGGAGCAATAATGGATGATAAATTAGCATTAGCTGATATAAATCTAGATGTAATAAAAGATTCTTTGTCTCAAATTACATCACATCACAAAGAAGTTGGCAAGATAGAAACGCCAAAAGGATTGATAAAGAAAAAAGCAGGATTTGATTATGTAGAATTATCTTATATGAAAAAGATTGCTAATGAACAGTTTCCAGGTTGGTCTTGGACAATAATAAATTCTGAAGCTATGGGTACTGCAGCTTATCTTGTGCATGGCAGACTTAAATGGTTTGATAATGGTATATGGCGTGAAGGCGATATGGTAGCAGCTCATAGAATACAAACTAAAAAAGGCTCAACAGATTTTGTAGAAATTGGTAATGATGTAAAATCAGCTAATACAGATTGTATGAAAAAAGCATTAAATGTATATATGGATATAGCATCTGATGTTTATCGTTCTGATGACCCAACTTTAGATGATGATAAAATTGATAAAATAAAAAGTGTTGCTATTCGAGTAAGTGAAGAACAATATAATAAAGTATCAATATTTATAGAAGATGGCACTATAAATAGTGGAAACTATAAAGCAAGTTTGGCAAAATTAGAAAGGTTGGCAAAAACAAATGACTAAATTTATCCAATTAGATGACGACTTAATGAAAAAAGGCAACGAGTATTCAGTTGGTACAAATGATGGTAAAGTATTTAACAGAGTTATATATAAAGGTACAAGATACTTTGCAGGAAAACATATAATGTGTTTTGAGACAGAAGAAGGCTCTCAAGTAAACATAAATCCAAGCTACTACTCATTTAGTGTAGAAGAAAAAGGTCAATACCCAATGCCTGAAGATTTTAATTTAAAACAAATAGGAGAAACAAATGGCTAAATTAACTATAGCTGAAGCAGAATCACTGCATAAAGAAGGCGTATTAAGTGACGCCGCTTTAAAAGAAATGCAAGATAAAGGTCTTGTATCTACTAGAACTAGAAATGAAAAGCGTGTAATGAAAACCTCAGAAGGAACTCATGTAACACCTCAGTTTTATTTTCAAGGACTAGAAGGGAAACCTTACAGTAAAAAGATGACTGAATTAAAAAGTAAAGTTCAATCGTTAGTAAATGAGTATACAACAACAATTAAAATAAAGAAATAAGGAATAGTTAAATATGATTAATATGGAAAATACATTTTATGACCAATCATCAGATGGTGTTATACCAATAGTTCCAGGAATATATCCTGCTCATGTTAGCAGTTTTGAAGGCAGAGAAATTGGTACAAAATTAGGAACTCAAAAAGTATTTAATATTGAGTTTCAGATTGCTGATGCTGTTGATAAAATGGAAATACAGAAACATGAATATGTTGATGATGCTTTAGTTGGAGTAGAGGTAGATGGTAAACCACAAAAGATATCAGCATCTTTTATGAAAGGCAAACGATTTAAATCAGTTGGCATATGGTTAACTGAAAATCCTGCCGATGGAGAAGGTTGGAGAAATAGAAATTATGTAAATTTCTTTCAAAGTCTTGGTGTACAGTTTCCAACTACAGATGATGGTAAAGTAAAATTAGCAGAAGTTGAAGAACAAGACGTTATTGGTCTACCTGCATTTGTAAAGCTTGATAAAGAGTTTTACGAAAAAGATGGTGAGCAACGTTCTTCTTGGAAAGCATTTTCTGCTACAAGTTGGGCAGATGGAGAAAGACTATCTGCTGATGAAGTAAGCGGGGAAGACGTACCATTTTAAATAGGAATAGTTCCTATTAAGGAAATAAGATTGGGTAAGTCTAGCAGTGTCAAGTAACTGAATAGAAATCACAGGTTATTTGATTATAATACAGCACTAATCTTATTTAATTGTGAGGCTAGGTATTGCCAATAGGTAAGCGGAGTTATCTATGATATGGCTCTAGCCTCATTAACCTCGGAGTAATCATGAAAGTATCTACGTTAGTAAAAAGAGCATTAAAAGATGGATGGAAAAGTAAACCTGCTAAAGGTTATAAATTTTTAAAAGATTTACCTATTGGCAGTTTATTCGAAACAGGTAGCGGAACAAAAGGAATATTAGTAGATTCAGATATAAATGCGAGAGTTATAATTACAGAAACAAATGTTAAAGAAAATCCTGAATCTTATCTCGGTAAAAAAATAATTTCAAATGAAACAGAAGTAAAGGAGATAAAATAATGGAATGGTTAGTAACTTTAACAGGTTCATTAGTTTGGATAGCGGTATCGTTAGTAATAATATGTTTTTGCATAATAGCAATAGTTACAATAGTAGAAAATTGGTTAGCAAATGGCAAATTTGAAAGATTCAAAAGATAAAGTGAATTTTTGGAAAGAATGGTATAGATTAAACTCTACATATAGAGATGATATTACAGATGCACATAAAGCATTAAAAGATATGTACAGTTATAATTATGAATCAGAATTTAACGATGAAACTAAGCTAAAAGATGCCAAATCCTAAACATTGTTTAGACTGTGACAAGCCTTTTACTACAGTTGGACATATTTGTAAGTCTTGCTCTCAAGCATATATTGAAAACAAAATATTAATAGATAGAGCAAAATATCGCTCTAAAAAAGAGAAAGAGGCTGTCAAGGAAAAGTGATTTAGGTTGGCGTTTAAATAACTAGCTTTGAATAGAAAAGGCATAAGGTAACATGGTATGTGACTTGTGCCTTCTCTTTCTTATGTAACGGAGGAATTTTAATTGAATAAACATGATTGGAGAAAATCTCCTAAAAAAGGTTTTCCATACAAAGGTATAGATGACCCTAAGTATTTAAAAGATAGAGCAAAATTGTTTGCTAAAAGTGGTAATGGTTGGTGGTGGTGGCAAGGAACTTCGCTTGGAAAGAATATAGGTAAACTTGATGAGTAAAACAGATACTACTAAAAAAATTAAAACTAAAAATTGGGAACATATGTCTCTTAGACTGCCAAAAGAAGTTAAAGAGTTAATATATGCTGATGCAAATAAAAGTCTTAGACCTGTTGGTATGCATGTAGCTTATATAATATTAAAATATTTTCACGAAGAACCAATAAGGAGGAATAATGGTAGAAATAAATCTTGCTCCTGCTCCTAGATGCAAATTTGAAAAATGTAATGAGATTGCAGACTTTGAATTTACAGATGTTGTTTTAGCTGATAAAGATAAAAAAATGAAAGATAGAGTCTTAAAAAAAGTTACCCTTGCTCATTCTTGTGAAAATCATGTAGAAGAAATAAGGTCTAAGTATGCCGAATAAAGAAGCAAAAGCTCGTAAAAGAGCAAGAATTAAAGAAAATGCTAGGCTCAATAGAGATGGCAGAACTGCAAATCAAGTTAAAAAAAGGAGGCTAAAAAATGCCAAAAAAAGTAAAAGCTAAAAGAGTTAAAAGAGAAAAAAATTCTTTTCTTATTAGTGTAATGAGAGGATTTTGGAAAGTTTTTGGTAATAAATAATGGGTAAGATGAAAGAGCTATATATATTAGCTACAGAGAATAAAGAAGAAAAATTGTATAATTTATTATCAACTAAAATGAGTAAAGGTGCAGCTAGAATAGGTGCTAGTGAATTTGTAAAAGCAGCAAATCAAATGAAAGAAGAAAGCAAAAAACCATTGTTTACAAACATAGAAGAAAGTGACAGTACTGAATTATAAGTGTCCATGTTGTGGATACATTAAAGAAACAAATTTCAATCCATCTAGAAAGATAGCAGAACTAAGAAGCAAATCTACTAGAAAAATATTAAAACAAGTTGTTAGCAAAATAACAACAAATATCCCAAGCGAAAATAATCTTACTAAAGAATTTTACTTTTATCAAGGTATATCAAACATATCTGATGCAGAAGTAAAGCATAGCGTTAATATGTATATTAACAGCAACGCCTTTTATAAAGGCAAAGGATTTAAGTATCTAACACAGATAATGTTAAATCAAAATAAAAATAAATCTAAATTAAAAGAGTATGAAAGACGGATGATTGGTAAACCACCATCTGTTGTAAAACTCAAGGAGGATTAATGTCAGTAGAATCAACGTTGTTTCCTGTAAAAGAAGTTCCTGCAATATGGAATAATGAATCTGCCACAGTTGCTAAAACAGGTTATAAGTTTATAGTAAGAGAAGATACAGGTAAAGTACTTAGTTGTATGACAGATGATTATAAACTAGTATCTAACTCTGATATAATAAAGGCAGCTCACCCAATCTTAAAGCAGCACAAAGCAAAACTAAGAGAAGCAGTTAGTTTAGGTGATGGTCAGCGTACTGTTTGGAAATGGACTATGCCAAAATCAATTATTGAAATTTCTAAAGGAGACGAAATGAATCCTGAAATTATAATTAAAAATAGTTATGATGGTTCTTTGCAAGTTCATATATTGTCAGGTGCTTTTCGACTAGTTTGTAGTAATGGTATGATAATTGGTACTACAATTGAAAAACACAATTATAAACATAATGTCGGAAACGCTAGACTAGATAATCTTGAAGAAGTCATCGAAAGTGTGGTCAAGAAAACTGAAGAAGAGGGTCGCAAACTTCCAACACTAAAATCAAGAAAAATTAGAGATACACATATTGTAAAGCTAATTGAACTATTCCCTTCTACAATGTCAGAGTTTATTACACAATATCTGATTGCCAACAAGCCAAAAACCTATTGGGATTTATATAATGTAGCAACATATATATTAACTCATAGGATGAACAGAAAATATAACACGACTCATCAACTAGAAACAAAAATATACCCATCTGTATACAAATGGGCTAATGCATAAATGAGTTCTTTTAAATGGACAGATTGTCCTGTAATAATACCATACTACGGAGGTAAATATCAGTTAAGCAAAGTATTAATACCTATGCTGCCAAAACACGAAAGATATATAGAGGTATTTGCAGGAGGTCTGTCCATGTATATGAGAAAACCTAATTCAAAATTAAGCATTGTAAATGATTTTGATAGCGATATAGCTAATTTATATCATTCTGTTTGTGAAGATTTTGAAAGCTTTAAAGATTATTGCATGATGATACCAAAAGCAAGGCATCTATTTGTAAACTTTAAATTAGAATTAAAACAAAAACATCATATAGATATACCTGATTATAAAAGAGCTGTTAAATATTACTATTGCATTATGAATGCATTTAATAATAATTACAATAATCCAATGAGCAAAGAAAACGATTGGGACACAGGTGCATTAGATTTTTTACATTATGGTAGAGAAAAATTACTAAGAACAGTTATAGAAAATTTTGATTTTAGAGAATTACATACTAGATATCCTGCAAAAAAAGACGATTTTTGGTACTATGACCCTCCATATGTAAGAGCAGGAGAAAGAAAAGACTATTATTTCTTTGATTTTACAGAGCAAGACCATATAGAATTAGCAGAATTAGTAAAAGAAGTAGACAAGCAAGGTGCAAAATTTATGGTAAGCTATGATGATAGAGATATTGTTATGGAGCTTTATAAAGATTTTATCATAAATAAAATTCCTGTTAAATATGCAGGTCAACGTACAGGAGAAGATTACAAAAATGAAATTGTAATCACTAATTATGAACCTAATAATCAACAAGTGAGTTTATTATGAAATTAGTAAATGCAATAACAAGAAAAACATTTAAGATACGACCATCAGGTAGAAGTAGTGATTTTATATCGCCTAGTTTTGGTTATGGTTGTCTGCTTGAGTGTGCTTATTGTTATATGAAACGTCATAAACCTAAAGGTTTAGACTATGCTACAAATATAAATCCGATACTTGATGAAATAAACAATCATTCTATGTTTGCAGTTGTTAAAAAACCAAACCAAACAGATAAAGAATACATAACATATGATATTGCTTGTAATGAAGATTTTGCTTTTCATAGTAAGTTTTATGATTGGCAAAAGATATTTGATTTCTTTGTTGAACATCCCAAAGCAAAAGCTACATTTGCAACAAAAGTAATACCTGAAGAATTTCTTGATTACAATCCTAAAGAAAAAGTTAGAATTAGATTTAGTTTAATGCCACAAAAAATATCATCAATATTAGAACCAAACACACCTGATATTATAGACAGAATAAAAGCTATCAATACATTTAGAAAAGCAGGATATGATGTTCATGTTAACTATTCTCCTGTAGTTTACTACAAAGGTTGGTTACAAGATTATATAGACTTATTTACTTTAGTTAACGAAATAGTAGATGACAAAAAAAATGTATTATCAGAAGTTATATTTCTTACACATAATATAAGTAAACATAAATACAATTTAGAAAATCATGAAGAAGCAGAAAAATTATTATGGAAACCATCAGTACAAGAAACTAAAATATCTAATTATGGAGGTAAAAATATTAGATATCAAAAAGATTTTAAATCTAATTTAATTAATGATTTTGAATACTATCATTATAGAATCGTTCCATGGAACACAATAAGATATATATTTTAAAGGAGGATATATGGCAATAGATACTTTTCCACAATCTTTAGAAGCAGAAGAAGCAGTTGTAGGCTCAGTTCTGTTAAAAGGCAACGATGTCTTTTCTAAATGTAATGGTTGGATTAGAGATAGTGAAGCTTTTTATAATTACGATTTAAAAACAATATGGGAAGCTTTTTCAGTTATGCATAGAGATGGAGAGGCAATTGACACAATTACTTTAGCTCAACGATTAAAAGATAAAAACTTAATTAACAAAGATACAAATTTAAGTATATTTTATATAACAGGTTTGTCAGACAAAGTTCCATCAATTGCAAATGTTGAAAATTATGCAAGAATAATATGGGAAAAATATATTAAGCGTGAAACAATCAAATCAGCTCACAAACTATACAGTGAAGGTTTAGATAATCAAGAAGACAAAGCAGAAGAGTTGTTATATCATCATTCTAGATTAATTAACGAACTTCAAGAAATAGCACCAAGTAAAAAGAAAGATATTAGTGAAATTGTAAACGATACTGTTGACACTTTAAAAACAGGTAGCAACATAATACCATTTGGTTACAAACCTCTTGACAATATTGCAGGTGGTATGACTAGAAAGGAGATTACTGTGATTGGTGGTCGACCAGGTCATGGTAAGACTACTTTAACAACGAACCTAACCTTGAGTTTATTAAAGCAGGGTTACAAAGTTATGCTGTTTAATCGTGAGATGAGCAACAGCGAGATGATGAAGAAGTTCTTTGTTATGAGTAGTGATGGATTATCATATCAAGACCTTCGTGTTGGCGATATGGATGAAGGAAGAATGCAAAATATTGAAATAATAGCTGATGAAGTTAAAGAAATGTTAACCAACTTAATTATGTATGATGATATTAGAACTCTTGGTGATGCAATTAGAGAAATTGAAAGAGAAAAACCTGATGTAGTTATTGACGATTATATACAGCTTGTTAAAGTTAAGAATAAAACAAACAAAGACAGACGTTTTGAGATTGAAGATATACTTACAGAATACAAATGGGTTTGCAAAAAACAAGATTGTAGTGCAATACTAGTATCACAACTTAATCGTGAGATTGAGAAACGATTAGAACCTAGACCTAAAATGTCTGACTTTTCAGAAAGTGGTGCTATTGAGCAAACTGCAGAAACAGCATTATTTGTTTTCTATGGCTACAATTTTGATGATGAAAAATATGATAAGCATGAAATTGAGGTAATTTGTGACAAAGCTCGTTATGGAAAAGTTGGAACATATGTTATGGGATTTAACGGCAGTAAGTGTAAATTCTATGACAATGGAGAGCAGGCTAAAAATCATGCTAGAGAACTACAAAAAAAGCATATTTCAAAAATTAGTAGTGACAGAGCTTTAGAAACAAAGGCATTATTCTAATGAGTAACATAACAGCAACAATTAAATTTTCAAAAGATGAAATCAATCAATTGATAAGAGCAATAGCTTTAAGAAACACAATAGCAAAATCATTTCCAAGAGATTCAGAAAAAGCATCTTACAAAAAACTAAAAAAAGATTTAGAAAATATAATGCAAAGCTTAGTTGAAGGCAAAGCAAGAACAGAAGTTAACAGCAATAGATTATGAATAGTATTATAGGAATTGACCCTGGAAAAGGCGGTGGCGTTGCCATCGTCTATTTTGGGAAAAAAACAAAAAAGTGGGTTGCTCATAAATGCCCTAAAACTATTAAGGAAATGGTTGTTTTGCTTAAAATGTTTAAGCATGCTAGTCCAAATACAAAATGTTTTATTGAAAGCGTACACGCATTTCCTACAGATGGTAGAAGCAGTGCGTTTAAATTTGGAATGAATTATGGCATTTGGCAGGGAATCTTATCAGCAGTAGGCATAGAAACAGAATTTGTTACGCCTCAAAAATGGCAAAAACATTTTGGAGATTTGCCTAAAAATAAACAAGATAGAAAAAATAAGTTAAAAGAGATAGCAAGTAAAAAATCTAAATTGAAAGCTACATTAAGCACAGCTGATGCAATACTAATAGCAGTTTATGGGTATGATTATGAAAACCTTTAAACAGTTTGTGTTGTTTTTGTTTATACTAACACCATTTATAACAATTCTTACAATAATTAGCTACATATTTTTATCAATAATATATTAATCTAAAAATTCATCAACTGAATATTCGATAGCTTTTTTAGTAGACTGAAGATTACTTATTTCACGAGGCAGTACAGGGGAAAGGCTTTTTTTGATGTTCCTAGCTTTTTCCTCTGTATCTGCGTCTTGTAATAAAGAAAGTAATGTCATTATATTATCGTAAGTCCAAGTCGCACCAAATCCAAAAACAGTTCTTCTCATATAATGCTCAAACGTATCTCTTAAATCATCTTCTTCTTCACCAAAATCTCCAAGTTGCATAGCTATAAATATATTTGGTAATAACATTGATAAAGATATTAAATCAGATGTTGCACCACCTAAAGCTCTAGCTCCAGGAACAGCATAAAATACTCTTCTAAGTCCAGGTATATGTCTTGCTACAGAAAAAGGACCAAAAATAAATAAATCCATAATTTGAGTTAAAACACCTTGAATAGCTATAAAGCTTTTTAAAGCAGCTACATTTGGCTTAGTAGTTCTTAGAACACTTTGAGGAGTTCCTATAAAAGGTGTCATTTCTTTTAATAATTTTGCTAATGTTTTAAATTTACCACTATTTAAACCATCTTCCATTTCAGCATAAGCATCTTTAAATCTATTAACATCAGAACCAAATTTTTGCATGGCATAATATTTAAACTTTGTTAAAAAACCACCAATCTCACCTCTACTTATTTCACCTATATTTTCACGACCAACACTAAAAGCAGAAAGTTGAACATACATTCTTCCAAGATTAATAGCAGCTTCTAAGTCATTACCTTTTAATTCTTCAATAGGAACATTTGGGATTAAATCTGAATCCATAGCTGATTGTATACCTGCTATAAATTGCCAAGTTCTTAATTTAGTTTCTGTTTGCCCCATAGTTAAATTGAATTGCCTTTGGAGTTTACCCCATTCTTGTATTCCTTTTCTAGGTAGCTTGGTAGCTTTATCAAACAATATTTTATAAGGAATCTTACTAACTGTTTCTCTGTATTGATAATCTTTTTCAATAGCATAATTTGCAAAAGTGTTTACAATTCTTCTAACTTTATCTTGGCTTCTTCTAGTTATTCTACCTTTTGTTCTTTCTAAACTAGGTATGTTTTCAGCTTCAATAACTAAAACTTTTCTTAATTCTCTTAATGATTTATTTTTATTTTTTCCTACACTTAAATCTTTGTAATACTTTAATATCGCAGTAGTTACATTGTTTGCTTGTATAATAGTAAAATCCATATCAACTGCTTTTTGAACTAAACCTTTTTGTATAAAATCACTAAAGTCTACAATACCTGATATTTTAACTAAATTCTCTACAGCTGATTTTTGTTTTTCCATCACAGATAAAGCTCTTGTCATAGTTTTTATGCCTAAATGAAAGAAACCTTCTTGTATAGCTGTAAAGTTTAGTATAGCAGAACTAGTTCCTCTTAAATGCATACCTGTAATCCAACTATTAAAAGCTCTAATTTTCCTTGAAAGCTTATCTGAAGTTATATTTGTCAATGGTATTTTATTAAGAAAAACTACAGCTGACTCTAAATCAGTAGGAACTCCTAAAAAACTAGAACGAGCAGATGGGTCATTGTTTATACCTTTATATTGAGAAACAATAGCATTTTTAGCAGCAGTGCTTTTTGCTAGTCTTAATGATTTTAATAATCTTACAGATAAATTATTTCTTTCAAGACCACTAAATAATCTATTTAAGTATTCATTGTATACCAATTTATCAGCTCTTTGATTTCTAATATCAAAACTATTAGTTATTCTTTTTAAAACAGAAACATCTCTAGCAAGTGGCATTGTATTCCCTTGATGGTCTTGAGGATATTCATCAAACCTGTCTCTAATTAATTCCATTCTTGCTACTTCTGTGCTTAATTCTTTTTTCTTTCTAAGTGCTTCATTGTATAAAGCTTTATATTCTGCGTTAGATTTATCGTTTATAAATAAATTTCTTATAGAGCTAAGTTCAGACTCTGCATTAGCTAAATTAGTCTTAGCTTCATCTAAAGCTTCTTCCCACATTACATTTTGAAAATAATCTTGATTGTAAATTATAGGGAAACCATCTTTCTTTTCTTTAAATTCTTGAGCACCAAAAATATAAGGGTCTAGTATAGAATAAGAACCAAAAGAATCAACTATATATTGTAAATCATCTTGTTGTTTTTGTTCTAAATCAATAAAAGCATCTTCTTTTGTTATGTCTTTTGACATTAATAAAGACTTGATTTCATTATTACTTAAATTAGGAAAATATTGTTTTAATTCTATCATTAATTGATTGTGAGTTTTATTAAATTGCTTTTCTGCATATTTAAAAACTTCACTATGTATACCTCTAGCCTGAATTACTAAATCATTTATTTCTTTTTGAGCAGACGTTAATTGGTCAACCATTTTAACATAATTTTCATCTACAAAGAAACTTCTATGGTATCTTTCACTCTTGTTTTTCTCTGCTCTTGTTAAATTTCTTATTTTATTTTTCTTTTTTAAGTAATCTTTAAAAGATATATAATTTTGAAATTCATATATAGCATCACCTGTTTCTTCATATTTTCGTATTTGACCATTTTCATCTCTTGCTACATTATATGATTCAGCAATAATATATTGATTACCATCCCATTTTACCCAACCTGCTAAAATTCTATTGAAAAAATCTGTAGACATTTCATTATTAAATTTTAAAGCTTCTTTTAATGGAGCACTAAGAACTCTTTCAGATATAGCTTCCATTTTATTGAAAAGAGTATTCATACCATATTTTCTTGATGAGCCTGTATCTTTAAATCTATTTCCACTTTCATCAACAAATCTGTTAATATGTCTAGTTATATTTTGTGTAAAATTAACAACTCCTTGAGCCATATTATATATAGCACCTGTTGAGTCGTATTTAGCTAATCCTAAAGCAGTTGAAACTTCTACTCTTAACTTTCCAATAGTTCCCCTAAGTTTTTCTCCAAAACCATTTTCTATAATTTCTCTTGATTTTCCTAATAAAAGCCTTAAAGATGAAATAGATAAATCAGAATAATCTATCCCTGTATGTTCCATTTGTATATTTCTAAGTATAGTTTCTATTGGCTCATAAGGTTTATAATTAATATTATTTTTATCAGCAAAATCTTTAATTTGTTTTTCTTCTTTTTTAGTATATGATTTTTTATATTTAGGAAGAGCATTAACTTCTGCTTTTCTTTTATTTATGCCTGCAGCTATAACTGCTTTTCTTTCAGTTTTAAGCATTTGTATAGCTGCTTGTTCATTTATCATTTCTCTAATACCAGGATTTGCATCAAGTATTGAAGACAATTCTGTTAGCAAATAAACTCTTTCTGCTTCTTTACCTTTATAATCTTTATAAATTTTATTTTGTAATTCTTTACTAGTTACAACAGTTTTACTTCCAATCTTTTTTAAAAACCAACCCATAATTCCTTTTAGATGAGATTGGTCTTCTTTTGACATATTTATTTCTGAGAAAAATATATTATCTTCTACATTATCACAATTCTTAAGATTTTCAAGATTGCTTTTTTTCATATCACAAGATTTCATTAACAATTCCTCTCAATGTCTTTTTTAACACTATTATTACCTACGACTTGTGTTTGCATCATAACAACTCTATCTATATTTTTTAACGTATTTTTCTTATCTGTGTAGTCAATTTCACTCATCACCATTTCTTTTATAGAATTATTATAATGACCAAGATATTCTTTTAATACTCCAACATCCAATAAACTTAAAGATTGAGAATTATCACTTACAGGTGGTATAATTCCTTGTTCTGATATTTTTACTATTTTACCTATATTGTTAATTCTAACGCCTTCTGTAAAGTATACATAAGTAGCGACTTTTTTATTAATATCATTTAAGCTTCTAAATCTTTGTTGAAAATCATTTGACAGATTAATTAAATCAGCATCTGTATTAAAAGAGTCAATAGTTCTTTTGTCTTTTTTCTTAAATAATTCATTAAGTTGCAAACTTAAATCTTTACCATACTCTATACCTCTAGATATATCTTCATTACTTTCTTTCAAAATTCTTTTATTATCAGCCATAGAATTAACTGATGATAAATGTGCATTATAATATATATTTTCATGAAGCATAAAAGGACTTCCATCATGGTATGGCTTAATATATTTATCATACATTTTAGATATTGATACAGCTACTTGCTCGTGTGGATGCAAAGCAAATTCATTTGCATTTATTCTTTTAAAATTAGCAAATACACTTACACCATCTAATTGAACTGATTTTTTAGCAAATTCATGCATAATTTGTGTATTTTTATCTCCAGCAAAATGATTATATTCTGAAGATTTTGCAATAGTATCACTAAATGAATAAGCACCTTTTTTAAAATCTCTACCTTCTCTTATGCTACTTACTGTTTTTAGTTTACTATAAATAGCATCCATTATAGCTGTGTCTACATTTGTTATTTCTTCACCATTACTTTTTTCAACTAATATAGATAATAAATTATTTTTAGAATAATTCCAATCTTTAAGAAGTAAATACTCAACGTTATCCACAGATGCTTGTAAATATATTCTTAATATATTATCAACTGTATCTCTTATTCCACTATTAGGGTCTGTTATTACTTGACTGCCATCTCTTACTGATAGACTATAATCGCCACTTTCAATAGATGATACACTTATGTCGTCTAAAGTTTCTTGAAGCATACCATAAACCATTTGAACATTTGCAATTTCAGAAACTGCATTTTGACCTGTAGTTATTGCATTAATTAATTCAAAAACATCATTTTTATTAGACATATCATATTTACGTTGATTGTCTTGATATTTACTTAAATCAATAGATTTAACTTCTAATCCTTTATACATCCTAATCATTTCTTTTTCTAATTTAGGAGGCAATTTTTCTATAGCAACAGAATCTCCATCACCATCACCTTCTAAATCAACAAACAATAGTTTTTCATTAAGATGTACTTGCCCTGCTTTATCATGTAAACTATGTATTCTAACCATAGCACCACCATTAATATGAGGAACAGGTGACCTAGTAATTAACATTTGATAATCAGCAGTTTCTAGCCATTTATTCACTTCTTCTTTAGTAACTTTAGTTCCAATTGAATTTCCTACTGCTTTATTGTAGTCAGATATAATAGAACTAGCATCAGAAAAAGCTACAGAAATTTCTTTATATTTTAATGTACCTGTAATATCAGATATAGTATCTCCCCTTAAACCCTTCATTTTGCCAAACTTTGTAGATTCTTGAACAAATTGAGTTTGCATCAATTTATCTAGAAGAGTTCTGCCAAATTTGTGAAAACCTAAACCATTTTTAAACATTTCAAAAGAGCTATCAGGTATTGTATTGTCGCCTTTAGACAGTAAATTAAAAAACTGAGCTATTCTTTTGACAGGGTTACTTTGTCTTTCAAATCGACTAACCATAAACACTTGTTTTCTAAGTCTATCTTCAAGTATAGGTAGCATTTCTTCTTTCCATGCATTTAAAACTCTGCTATCGTGTATATAGTTAAATAATTGCATAGAAGTTCTAGTACTATTATTCTTTTTATCAGGCATTTTAATCATACCAAAACTATTTCCAGGAATAGTAAACTCAGAACCGACTTGATAGTCGCCTGTAAAAACTTTAGCTTCATCTTCTGTCATAAGTACATGAAGAACACCACCATCTTTATTTGTAATAAACCCTTCTTCATCTATTTTAGCTATTAATTTTTCATCTTTAGTACCATAATTTTCATAAATAGAAGTAGGATGCAAAGGTTGAAAGTGTTGATGTTTTACTAATAAAAGACCATTGTCATTATTTACCATAATAACAGTCTTAGCTTTAGAAGATTCATCTTTCATACCAAAATATTTTCTAAAATTTTTAAATAAAGCTGTTGAGCTTAAAGTACTACCATCTAATATATAAGTTTTACCATCTCTTCCTGTAATTGCACTTACTGCTTTACCATTTGTTACAAACGTTGCTTTATTTTTATCAAATATTCTACCAATTTGATTTGGCATTTCATCAGAAGTAACAGTCGGAGTTAATGGCAACTTTCCTCTTTTAAATACTGTACCTCCATCATAATTTAAATATCCAGGGAATATTTTTTCTAAAGCTCTATCTCTTGCAATTTCAGCAGCTCTCCATTTATCAAGTATTTTTTTATCATAATTATCTTCATATCTTTTTCCTGTAAAGTTAAAAATATGTTTTTGAGTATAATAATTAGGATTAGCTTGTTTTTTTAGTTCCCAATAATTTTTAGCATCTTTACCATTTTCTATATCTTCTTTCGTTATTTTAGCAAAGTAAAAATTTTCATTTTCTCCTCTATTAAAAAATAAAACTAAATCTTGTTTGGCTGCTTCTATTTGAAGAGCTTTCAATTGTTTTACAGTTAAGGCATCATATCTATCTGTAATATTAAAATCCATTCCATATGGGTCTGCTGCTTCTAGAAACTTTAAATCTTTTCCTGACAATACTTCAATATCATCTAGACTTATTCCTAAATTTTCTGCAAGTAATTTTACTGTAAATCTTGGATTAGATTTTCCTTCTGAGTCTACATCTGTTTTTCTTTGAAGGTTTATAGTTCCATCTTCTCTCATAGAGCCATCTAATGTTTTTCTTTGGACTAAATGTTGCTCAGATAATTTTCTATTAACATTAACAGAAGAGTTAGCACTATTATAAAATATTCTAGCTTTATTTAACTCTGTTTTTGTTATTTCATTTAGAGGTTTTTTAAGATGAATTTTTGATAATATTTCAATAAAGTTATCAAAATCATTTTTAACAGATTTTGCTTGAATAAACAAACGCTTTCTATCTTTATCAGAAATAACTCCAAGACCTTTTAAAAAAGTAGCATTTGTTTTATTTAAACTTTTAAAGCTTATATCTTTAGTATCTATAGTAGTTAAAAGTTCATTATAAATCTCAGCATAATTACCAAAAAATTCTACAGAATTATCAAAATTAAATTGTATTATATTAGAACCATCTTCTTGATATTTATTTTTACCTTGCCAATATAGTAAAGCAGGTTCTAAAGCAGGATTTATATCTAATTTTTCAAGATATGTAGAAATTAAATCATTTGTTGTATCTTGGTCTAATTTTCCTTTTGTAATAAAATTATTTTTTCTTAATTCAGATTTAAATGAGTTAAATCCATTTTCAAGAGTTCTTACAGTTTTTACAAAAGCATCTGAGTCAGGAGCTAGTAATTGTAATCTTTCTTTACCTGCTGTTGCAATAGTTTGTTTTGAAATACTATCTTGATAAAACTTTTCAGCAAGATATGAACCAATTTCATCTTTATTTAAGTTTGCAAACGATTTTTTAATAGAAAGCCAAAATTGTTTAAGCCATATACCCATTTTTTTCTTTAATGACTCTACTTGTATTCTATCTGCATAATATTCACCTATATATTGTACAAGATTTTCTTCTGCCCTATCTAATGTATCACCTTCATCTCTAAACTTTTGTATACCTTGTTTAATAATAGGCATATTTCTCAACAGGTCTACATATATATGTGCATATTCATGAGGAATTGTATCAAGAGTTCCTTTTGTAAGACTCCATTCAACCATACTATCAATAGCTCTTCCTGCTACTTCCCTTCCAAACCTATTGTATACTCTTTCAACTGCATTAGCATCAATAAATGGAAATTGTTTTTCAAGCCTTGCTGCTATCTTGGCAGCTAACTCTTTATTGTTTTCTATTTTTTGACCTTTTGATACTTCTTGAAGTTTTTCATTTATATTATCATTGTTAACAGATTCGCTTTTGTTTAATATATCAGATATTTGTCCCCAAGATTGAGTAGGAGCTATATCTTTAACCATATATAATTTATCGCTAGTTCTAGTTATAGCAGTATAAAGCCATCTAGCCTGTGATTCTTTATCACCATAAGGATTTGACTGTGCTACAAAAACATTTTCCCATTGACTTCCTTGAGATTTATGAGCAGTAATGGCATATCCCCAAGTATTTATTGTAACTTCACTAGAAAGCATTAATTTTCCACTTCTTGTTTTTTCAACAGTTCCAGGAAATTTTGCTTCAATTTCTGATAATTCTGATTGAGTTATTTGACTTCCATGCAAAGAAGCATCTTCTAAATAAGGTGCTAAAAAATTATGTCTTCCAAATTCATCAAAATAATGTAAAAGACCAATCTTGTTTGTTTGTTTATTTTGACCAAAACCTTTAACATAATCAACTTCAAAAGGCTCACTTAATTCATTTATTTTTGTTACTGTAGAGGTTTCTCCATTTTTGCTATATTGACTATTATTTACAGTAATAAGCTTTTCACCTTCTAATAAAAAAGATTTATTACTTTCATCTCCAAATTTAGCAGCTCTACTTTTTTGATTCATAATTACTCTTGTTTTATTTGAATTAACAATTAAAATAGAGTCTTTATTATTTTTAATATCTTCAAAGTATTGTTGAGCTAATTGCTGATTATTTAATATAGACACTTCACCTTGAGAAGATTGTGGCATAAACATTGAGCCTGTGCTTCTTAAAGCAGTAGCAAATTTAATAACAGCACTTTCAGCAGCTTGTCTAACTACATTTGTTAATTGATAACCTTTTTGATTATATTTTTGCATTAGCTTTGGGTCGCTACCAACAGGAGCTAATTGAAATCCATCACCTATTAATATAACTTTTGCACCAACATCTATTATATTTTCTTGTATATCTTTCCATAAAAAATCATCAATCATAGATGCTTCATCTATAATAACTATATCTTCAGAAGATAAATCAATTTTAGCTTCCCATTCACCTGTATCTTCATTTGGAGCACCATACATTAAACTATGTAATGTTTTAAAATTAGCTTCGTATTTACCTTCAGCTTTTTCTGCTAATCTAACTGTTGCTTTATTTGTAGGAGCTGCTACAAAAACTTTTAATTTGTTCTTTTCAGCATTGTTTACAATATTTTCTACAACAGTTGTTTTACCTGTTCCTGCGTAACCTGCAAATACAAAATAATCTTTTGTTTTAGATTTTATATAATCAGCAATTTTTGATAAGGCATTTTTTTGACCTTTAGTGTAGTTAAATTCTTTAGAATCTGTTCTATCATCAAATATATCAGAATCTTCTTTTGGAGTAGAGTTTAATTCTTGTTTTTCTTCTTTTAGTACTTGTTTTTTCTTTTCTTTCTTCTCTTCTATAGTTTCTGTTTCTTCAATTATTGGCTTTGAAGATTCTTTTTGTTCTTCTTCTGACCTAAGATTGTCAACTTGAGCAGATTTTTGTTTTTCTTGAGTAGTCGGTTTGGGAGTTGTTTTTAAACCTTCATCTAAAACAGCTCTTTTATATATTTGAGCTTCTAATGCTTGAACTTGAGTACTTAAAATTACTGCTGAATCTCCACTTTCATATTTAGGTTCATCATTTTTTTCTTTTAAAAATTTATATCTTTTTAATTCTTCATCATTTAATTCAACTCTTTTTCCATCTATTGAAGCATAAACTTTATTATTATCTTCTTCTAAAGTTACTCTTCCTTCTAAAGCTGCTATATTTGATTCAGCATTTGGGCTAAGTTTTTTTTCTTCTTGGTCTTCAAATACTTCAGGAGTTTCTGCCATAGTTTTAGCTTCTACTGCTTCTAAAACTCTTATTTCTTCTAATAGTTCTGCTTTCTTTTTCTTTGTTACATTTTTTATGCCTGCTTCTTTAGCTCTTTTTCTTAATTGAGTAATATTTTCTTTAGGTTTACCAATATTACTAGTTATATCAAGAGCTTTTTCTTCTTCTTGAGCTACATCATCAATTTCTTGTTTAGGTTCTACAGGCTCATCAATTCTATTTAATATAGACATACTAGCTTCTTCAAAAGCTACATCTGATTTTTCACCTTTATCCATAGCTGCAATACCTGACTGTAAAGCATCTAATTCGTTTTCTTGTAAATCTTCTACAACTTTTTTATCAACTTTAACTTCAAATTCGCCATCTTCGTATGTAATATTTACTCTGTCTAAATCTTTTTTAGTTAATTTCTTTTTAGGCTTACCTACTTTAGATGTTATATCAACAGCACCTTCTTCTGATGGTTCGTCTTGTAATTCATCTATTTCTTGCTTTGGTTCTTCTACAGGAGTATCTTTTACCTCTGTTTGTTCTTTTTTTATAGTTTGCTCTTCTTCTGCTTGAGGCTCAATTAGCTGTTCAAGTTTAGAAGTGTCAAAGTCAGGGTCTTCAATAAGCAGTTGTTCATATAAATCAAATCTATCCTCTTCAGACATCTCTTGTATTAGTTTTGGCTCATCTTTTACAGCCTCTACAACATCTTCAACTGCTTTTTTAGAATTGTCTCTATAGACTGCCGTTAATTCTTGAGCAATATCTTTTTCTTCGCTAGTCATATTACTATAGTCACCAAGAAATGCACCAAATTTTACTTTGCTACTAGCAGGAGATTCTTCAACTATTTCATCTACTTTATCTTCTATTATAGTTTGAACTTCTTCTTCAGATAAATCTAAATTTTTAACATCTTCTCTAACCAAATCTAATCTTGATTTAGTACTAAAAGCAGATACTCCACCACTAAAACCACCCATAAAAGTACCCATTACTCCACCTGAATAAGCAGATTCTCTTGCTTCAGCACTTGTAAATGCATCTTTTAATTCTTGCAAAGCTTCTTCAGGAACTTCGCTATATCCTTTTTTAACATAGTAATCAATTAAAGAAGAAGTAAGATACTGAGCGTATTCTGTTCCTGATTCAAGGAAAGCTTGTTCAATCATATCCTTAGTAAATGTCTTGCCTTTTTGCCAACCACCTCTTCTTTTTAAAGCTTGTACAATTCTCTTTTCAAACTCTACTCTATTTTTAACACTACCAATTCCTAAACGTTGTTTAAATTTACCATAAGGAATATATTCTAATATGCCTGATAAAGCACCATAAGTAGCTCCTGCGATAGAAGCAACTTTATTAGCTTGTTCTACATCAACTCCTTCAGAAATAAGATAATCCATAGTAGAATTATACTGCTCTGAACCCTCCATAAGCCCCATAGTTGTCATAGTTCCCGCAGTGCGAATTCCTTGTTCAGCTTTAGCAATTTTCATAGTAGGTGTTAAGCTAGATTTTGGTATAGGCGTTCCTGCTTTTTTAGCTGCAGCCATAGTTTTTTTGGCTTTAGATATTGCTTTAAGACCAACAGCTCCTTTTGTTAAAACAGTAGAAACTCCTCCAGTAAGAAGACCTAATCCAACATCAGTAACTATCATTGTTGCTACAGATGGAGCAGCTTGAGCAAGTCCTCTTTGTATCATTTTACCTTGAAACATATTACTTAAAGTAACAGGCTCTTGTTCAATCCATTGTAAATATCCTAAAAGTTCAGGGTCTTCTAATCTTTCTTTACTTTTTTCTTGTTGCTCTTTTCTTAGTCTTTCACTATAATTTATTATATCTTGATTTCCTGTTACAGCACCTATACCACCTGCAACAGCAGAAGGAATACCTGACATCATTTCTTGAAATTGATATTTAGCAAATTTAGAATCATCGGCTCTTGCTTCAATTCCAGGACTATATAATTCTGAGAGAGACTCTTCTTGAATAACACTTTTATGGTCAGGATTAAACTGTAAATATCTTTTTGCTAACAATTCATCTGACAATCCTAGTTTTGATATACTAGGGTCATACATTTTTAATCTATTAGCGTATTGACTATACGTTATTTTTGTTTGGCTCAAATTATTGTATCTCGTTTATTATCTTTCAATTCCGCCATCAATATCAATTGTATCAGGTGTTCCATCATTATCTTTGTCAAGAGCACCCATTAAATCATTTAAAGGAATAGTTTCTCTATATCCATGTTGGTTTCTAATTAATTGTATTAATTGCAACCCATTTCTAAGATAATTAGCAGCTTTATTTTGTGCTCTTACACCTTTAGTTGTTTTTATTCCTTTTAACCTTGCGTCTCCATAAGTTTTTATTGATTTATCTTTAGGGTCTTTGTAAGGAGTTTCATCTAAGAAATATTGCATTATTGTAGCAAAGTCATTTTGCTCTACAGCTGTATTAATGTCAAAGTTTTTATCAGGGTCTTTAACGTTTTTAATTTCTTTTATACCTTCACTTAAAACATTTAAAATCAAAGGCTCTATAGTATTTTCAACATAATCTATAGATGTTTCTTTATCATTAAATGCTCCTTGTCTAGGTTCATTTGCACCAAAAATTGATTCAGCAAACTTTTTATCTTTATATCCTATAGCAGCACCTTTAAATTGTTTTAATTTAGTACTAACTCTTGTATCATATGCTTTCTCATCACTTTCTTTTAACTTTTCTCGAGTTGATAACTCGTTATCAGAAAGTTTTAAATCTCTAGCTCCAATAAGAGCAGGAAGTTCATCTAACAATTTTTGTATTTTAGTGACATCTTCTTCGCCTTTAGTATTAAACAATCTTAATGCTTCTTTAAATTTAGCTTTTGCTTTTGGAGAAGATAATATATCATTAGCACCTTCTCCTCGTGTGTAATAATTCATATTTTCAAATAAAGCAAATTTTTCATTTACTTGCTTTTCAAGTTTTTCAGTAAATGGTTCAAATAATTTAAAAGCTTTTTCACCTCCAACACTTCTAGTATTTTCTCCTAATCTTTTTACATTATCTAAAATAAATTTTGTACCTTCTTGCATACTTCCTTTACCTGTAATAGAATAATCTCCTCTACTTACATAAAGACCATCTTCAGATTCCATAGGGTCACCTAAATTTTCTATAGCTTTTTCAAGACCTATAAAACTTCTTTCTATTTTATTATTTCTTTCTAAAGTATTTAAACTTTCCATAAGATTAACAGACATATTATTTATTTGATTTTCTAATTCAAAATTATTTTCTTGATTATATAAAGCACTGCTTGATTTTCTTATTCCTTCTACATGACCTTTTAATTGTTTTATATCTTTGTCAGATAAATCATTTCTTAAATTATTATCTTTATCTAATATATATGCGTTTATTTGATTAAAGTTTTCAGTTATACCACTTTCTTTAGATTTTTTAATTTTATCTTCAATAGTTAAATCTCTACTAAGCTCAATACTTGGATTTCCTTGATTTGACATAACTCTTTTTAACATAGTTAAATCATCATAATCTTCATATTCTTGAAGTCTTCTATTCTGTCTTAAAATTCTTGCCGATTGTTGTCCTAGAGTTGCCATAATTTTATCCTACTTTATAATTTGATGAGCCTGTAAATCTTTCAAGCCAAGTATCAGGAGCAGATACTGCATTAGCCATGTTTGAATCAAGTTCTGCTGAAATAGTATCTAATTGTTTTTTTGTATTTAAATTTAATTGAAACTTATTTTCGTCTGCTGTAGCTACTATATCATCAACAGAACTTCCATAGCTATCATAAACTTCAGTTTTTGTATTATCAACAGCAGTTTGAAACATTTCATTACTTTCAAATCCACTTGTAACATCAGTACTTAAAGCAATTTCAGCCATTGATTGTTGACCACCCGCAGTAGCAGAGTCAATTAAACTTTCAGTTTGTCTATTAATTTTATTTAAATTAAATCTTCTTTCATTTTCTGTGTCTTTTATTTCAGCAAAAGAAAGTTGTTTACTTGCATCTATAGTGTCTTGTGTATCTTTTTTATCACTGCCAAAAAAAGAACCTATTGCTTTAGCTCCTGTAGTTATAATAAGACCTGCAGTAATAGGGTCTATAAATGCTAATTGTTCAAACATTATTTCATTCCTTTATTATCTGTTTGCATTTCTTGAAGTTTATCTAAACCTAATTTAGTCCACATCTCAGTACCAGGCATTACAAGCTCTGAACCTTTACTTTTATCGCTAGGGTCTATATAATAAAATAAATCTCCTGTTACAGAATGATGCTCTAATCTTTGACCTTGAGGACCAGTAGCTACTTGTTTTATTGCTTCTCGACTTACTTCGTTTAGCTTGGGTTCAGGCAAATCAAAAGCAGTAGAAGAATCCATCATCATATTACCTCCTGTCAAAGATGATTCAACTCCTGCTAATTGAGATAAAACACCCGTCCCACTATCCATGCTTGATATACTTGGTTTAGCACCAAATTTTCCATAACGACCACTTCCACCTCTTCTTTGGGCACTTAATTTTGCTTTGAACTCCATATCTGATTCAGACATTCCACCTGTTATCTCATTACCAATTCCTAAAGCTTCTGAAAAACTTTTACCACTATCTTGAGCTTCAGCTAAAGTTTGTCTAACTAATGGATTTTTAGAAGTTGCAATTCTACCTGCAAATTGTATATCATCACCTGTATAACTCATTTTTTTACCACTTTTATCACTAAAAAAAGTTCTTCCATCATGAACATTTTCAGGCATTCTAAATTGTTTATTAAACATATCTTTTGCACCACCTGCTAATTTTTGTAAAAAGTTTCCTTCAGGTTTCATTGGGCTATCAATTCCAAGCTCTTTTTGTCCTGCTTCAAAATCTTTCCAAGCACTTCTCATGGGCTTTGTAGCCTCTCCATAAAGCTGAAGCATTCCACCTATTTCTTGAAGTCCTGAAGTTATTGTTGCAGTTTTAGAAGCTTCTTGCTTAACTTTCAATTGTTGTTGAGCTAGATTTCTTCTAGCCATTCTTGAAGTAGCCATCTTATTTTACCTTTGATGTTTGATTATAATTTAACACTTTAAACATATTTATTCAATTCCATTATATTTGTATATGTATTGCTTTCCCGTCTTTACCATTAGCACCATTAGTGCCATTAGTATTGTCAGATTGACCAGTCCCACTACCCCCACTTCCTCCACTACCTTTAGCTACGCTAACTGTTCCTA